AAGAAATTAAAAATGGTTGAGCTACAACTTAAAAAACAAGCAATAGATCAAAAAGCCAATTCAAATCCAGATGGCGACGTAGTAAACGGCGACGGTTATGTAGTAATAGACCGTAACAGTTTACTCGAAAAACTTAAAAACATGGATAAATAAGTATAATAGGAAACCCATGTCATGAAATCATTTAAAGAATTTTTAACTGAGTCTGCAAAGACTTACAAATTTAAGATCCGAGTAGCCGGCGAGTTACCAGAAGGATTTGTAGATCATATGAAGGCTAACTTAGCCAAGTACGAAGTAATAAAACTAAGTGCCGGCAAGAGAGCTCCAATTACAGCAAAGCCCGCAGACTTTCCAAGATTACAAAATATGGAAGTTACACATTACGAAGTAGAGTTAACGTATCCTGTAACAAGTCATATACTTGAGCGTTACTTGGTTGATAATTGCAGTATTGATCATAGTCGTCTTATTGTACGCAGCGAAGGTGATCCTGTTGAGGCTCAGCAAGAAGAAACAGCAGCAGACAATAAGCCATATGAAGCACTTTTAGCAACCGCAGACATGGGTGGCGAAAGCGCACAGGCAGACGTAGGCGGCCAACGTATAATGAGCTTGTTAAAAGAATTAGAAGTTGCTCGTAAAGAACGTGAAATTGACCCGATGGCGGGCGCACCAAAAGGAGAAGTAGCATGAGTGATTTTAGAAAATTAATTGATCTAACTAATCTGTATACTAGATATACACTATTAGAAGCAACTGCTGAAGAGCTAGCACAAGCATTATACGATTCTGGACGCGGTAAGGTATTTGGAACCGATGAAGCTGCAATAATGAAAGCATTGGATCAGATTAAATCACCTGAAGAATTTAAGAGTGTGTCTGATGCATACAAAGCAATATCACCTAGAAACACTGAGCTTACCAAGGATTTACAAGATGAAATGAGTGGCAATGAGTTGGAAAAACTTAACAACACATTAGCAAAATTTAATCCAGCAGCTTCTGGTACAGTACAACAAGAACCGGCAACTCCTCCAGCAGGCAATAACCCAGATGATAAAAAGTTTGTAGCAGCAGATCCAAACGCAGGGGTAACACAGCCAGCAGGCAATAACCCAGATGAAGCAGATCCAACCGCAGCCGCATTTGATACATTCAGCGAACCAAATCCAAACGCAGGGGCAACTCCTCCAGCAGGCAATAACCCAGATGAAGCAGATCCAAACGCAGGGGTAACACAGCCAGCAGGCAATAACCCAGATGAAGCAGATCCAACTGGTGGCGTAGGTGGAGCAGATGCAGCAGCAAAAGCAGCAGCAAAACCGCCTGTTCGTCCAGGACAAGCTACTAGTGGATTACCTGCTAAGTTGGGGCAAGTTACATCGAAAAACTTGATGAAAGATTATCAAACCGGCGGTAAGAAGCCAATGGACCAAGTTAAAACTATACAACTTGCTCTATCGCGTTTAGGGTTTGACCCAAATGGCATAGATGGCAAATACGGTAACGGTGTATTTAAAGCTGTACAAGATTTCCAAAAGGCAAACGGATTAACAGTAGACGGGCAAGTTGGTCCTAATACTATTAAAGCAATGCAAGCAAAATTAAACGCAGACGCAGCACCGGCAGCAGCAACAGGAACAGCAGCACCAGCAGCAGCAGATGCAAAGGTAGCCCAAGATCCAACTGGTGGCGTAGGTGGAGCAGATGCAGCAGCAACACCTACAGTAGCACCGGGCACAGGAGCAGATGGACCTGCAGGTGGAGCAAAAGCACCAGCAGCAAAAGCAGAAGTAAAACCTGTAGTAAAACCTGATAAAGAAGTTCAAATTATGCCAAACGGACAAACTGGCAATTTTAATATTGATAGATCTAAGCCATACATTGATAAAGACGGTGTACGCACATACGGTGATGCTCAGCAACTTGCAACAAAGTTCCCAGGAGAAAAACCAGTTTCGGCACCAACACAACAAAATCAAAGTAAGGACCATAGTATGAAAAAAGCAATGAACGAGTCAGCTTCAATGAATGTATCTATGACAGCTGACACAGCTGATCAAGTTGCAGAATTAATGAAGTTGCTAAAAAATGCAGGTATGTCAGATGCAGCACCTGTAAGTAGTATGATGGCACCGATGCCTTCCATGCCGCCAATGGGTGCCGCAGCACCTAAGCAAGATAGCATGGCAGACTTTATCGGAATGGTAGGCGGCGATGAAATGGACGGTCCTAGTGAACCTTGTAGCGTTTGTGGAGAAGTACATGAAGAAACATCATGCAGTGAAGACACTTCCGAATATGATGCAGTAGTTGCAGAGTGGGACAACAGTCCAGACGAAGAATACAAAGATGCTAACTACATGCTTAATGACTTAGCTGGTGGTATTAACCGTCCTAAGAAAGCATATGCTAAAGCACAAGACGGCGACAACGCAATGGCAGTTGAAGCAATTAAATCAGACTTACGTAAAGCACTTGAAGAAGCACTTGCTAAAAAATAAAGCTCACTAAGAAGCTAACTCAATAGGCCCTTAGGGGTCTATTTTTTTGAGTAAATACAGTATGGCAAAAGCACTAGACGGCGTATTAATTAAAAAAGCAAATCGTAAGGAGACTTTCTCTGAATCGCAAATTAACGACCTTATGAAGTGTATGGATCCAGTTAATGGGTATATGTATTTTTCTCGTAAGTTTGCATATATACAACATCCAGTAAAAGGTAAGTTATTATTTGATCCGTATGAATATCAAGAACGCTTGTTACAAAGTTATCACAACTTCCGATTTAATATTAATATGCTACCTAGACAAACAGGCAAAACTACCTGTGCTGCTGTTTACCTAGCCTGGTATGCAATGTTTACGCCAGATCAAACTATTCTTATTGCTGCACACAAGTACACAGGTGCGCAAGAGATTATGCAGCGTATTCGTTATATCTACGAATTATGCCCAGACTATATTAGAGCAGGTGTTACTAACTACAACAAAGGTAGTATTGAATTTGAAAATGGTTCACGTATTGTTAGTGCTACTACAACAGGCAACACAGGACGTGGTATGAGTATCTCGTTACTATACTGTGACGAGTTTGCATTTGTACAACCTAATGTTGCTACAGATTTTTGGACATCAATATCTCCTACACTAGCAACTGGTGGTCGTGCTATTCTTACATCAACTCCAAACAGTGATGAAGATACATTTGCTACTATTTGGAAACAAGCAGAAGACAAGTTTGACGAACACGGCAACGAACAAGAAGTAGGATTAAACGGTTTCCATAGTTTCCGTAGTTATTGGACAGAACATCCAGACCGTGATGAGAAATGGAAACAAGAAGAACTAGGACGAATTGGCGAAGAACGCTTCCGTCGTGAATATGACTGCGAATTCCTTGTATTTGACGAAACACTGATCAACAGTATTAAACTTGCTAGTATGGAAGGCAAGCCTCCGTTAGTTAATATGGGGCAAACTCGTTGGTATAAGAAACCTACAAGTCAATATACATATGCAGTAGCACTTGATCCTAGTATGGGAACGGGTGGCGATAATGCTGCTATACAAGTATTTGAATTACCAAGTTACGAACAAGTTGCAGAGTGGCAACATAATACAACTGCTATTCCCGGGCAGATAAGAGTGCTTGCAGATATCTGTAAGTATCTTGCACAGGAAACAGGGAACCAGAACGGAATTTACTGGAGTGTTGAAAACAACGGTATCGGCGAAGCAGCACTAATCGTTATAAACGACTTCGGTGAAGAGAACATTCCAGGTCTATTTGTTAGCGAACCAATTAGAAAAGGACACGTCAGGAAATTCCGTAAAGGTTTCAACACTACGCACGGCAGTAAAATTACTGCTTGTAGTAGACTTAAAACTATGATTGAAAATGATAAAATGGTTATACACAGTAAACCGTTCCTGTCAGAACTTAAAAACTATGTTGCAACCGGATCAAGTTATCAATCAAAAGCAGGCCAAACAGATGATCTTGTTAGTGCCACGCTACTAGCAATAAGAATGATGGCGGTATTAAAAGACTGGGATCCTAGAATCTACAACACATTTACACAAGCAGAAAATATGGAAGATTATGATGCACCAATGCCGATCTTCATAAGCACAAACTATTGATAAATATATTATAATGAAAAATTTAAATCTAATAGCAGAAGAACTTTTTAATAAAATACGTGGACGCTTTCCGAGTGTCACTTTAGGTGATACTGAAGGTAAAGTTACTAACGTTCCTACGGATGCACGATTCTTTGATTTTGATTACAAAGAAGGTGATGCAAACTTAGGTAAAGTAAGTATAAGTTTATCTGAAAACAGCGTTGAAATTATGTACAGTGATAGTTTTGTTTCAGAACAAGATGAAATTACAAAACAAAATTGGTATAATTTTCTAAAAGAAATTAGACAGTTTAGCAAGAAAAGATTAATGACGTTTGACACCCGTAATATAAACAAGTCAAACCTCGACAAAAGAGATTATAAATTTTTAGCACAGAATCGCGGAGAAGAAACAATGAGTGAATCAAAGATGTACGGAACAAACCGTGTGAGCTATCAAAAGGTTGATGGTGCAAGAATAGTAGTTAAGCATAACGAAAGTATTAATGCTGATATTGCAGGCGGACGCACACGCAGCATTGGTAAGATATATATTGAAAGTGCAGACGGCGAAAGATTTATGTATCCGTTCAAACACCTAAGTGGTGCAAGAGCAATGGCACGTCACGTTGCAGAAGGTGGCAAACCATTTGATGAGTTTGGTACACATATTGTTGGCTTATCAGAAGAGATGAATAAACTCCGCAAGTTTAAATCTTATATGGGCCGCAGTGCTGTAATGGCAGAAAGTTTAGCCGGATATACTAGTGTAGTAAACGATCGTATTAAGTCAGTTAAAAAGACTATCGAAAGCCTACAAAAACCAAACTACTATGCAGAAGCATTTGGTTCTTTTGAAGCAGCGGTAATGGAAGATGTTCCTGATGATGTTAAAGAAAACTGGATTGATCAACTAACCATCAAACAGTTTAATGAAGAACTGTCAGATGTATTTCCTTATATTTACAAATTAGTAAGCGAAGCAACTAAAGCTAAAGAGCTTAGTGCAACTGACATATTAGGTGAAGAAGACGGCGGAATATTCCGTGCAGGTATGGAAGTGCCGCAAGATGTTGATGGTGCAAGTGCAGGACTAGATAAAAGTCCTCGTCCAACAGCTCGCCCTGCAGACTTAGGAAATACACAAGCTGCTGACTCTTATGTTGTTAAGCCGGGTGATACTGTTTGGTCAATTGCTGATAGATTTGCTGACAGCAACTACGACGGTGACACTAAAGCAGGTGCAAAAGACATTCTAAAACTAAACGGTATCAAAGATCCAAGATCACTACAGCCAGGACAGAAACTAGAAATTGGTTACTTCATGGGCGATATGAATAGTGGCGGAACACGCGGCTTACCACCCGGCGGATTTAAAAGCTACGAATCACAACTGGAAGATGGCTTCGACGAAATGATGGGACAGTTTGGTGAAGAAGTTGTTAGCGAATTCCAAGCACTAAACAGTACGCCAATTGATAAGACTGGAAGAGTCCAAGGAACTAACATATTCATACAACGCGACGGTACACAAGGCTCCAAGCCGGATACCGGTTATGACGAAAACGATCCAACTATGAGCGATAAAATTGCCGCAGGTGAAAAAGCTGCTCGCGGAGGTGCTCCGGCCGCAAGTAAAAATTTCCAAGCAGCAACCAGCAGCAGTGGAGGAGATCTAGGCGACGGCTTTCAATCAGCAACAGTAGATGTAGCTGGAACCAAAGGCGTACCAGCTGTACTTGATACACAAAGCAATCTATATATACTTCCAAACAAAGGCTATGTAAGAAGCCCAGCTAAGTTTCTTACTATACAAAACGGCAAGATGGACACAGCAATGAATGTAGGTCCAGCAACTATGAAAGCATTGCAAGCAGCAGGTCTATTAGAGAGCATAAAGGAGTCAAACGAACAAAAGACTCCAGTAACTGAGTTTGTTCTTAGCATGTTCGATCGTGAGTCAGGCCAGTTTCCAAAAGGCGAAACAGCAATATTGACAGCAATAGAAAAAGACTACGGCGAACAATACATTAATCCCGCTAAAGCATTCATCGAAGCAATTACAGCAAAGTACGAAGAACTTAATGCAGGTCCTGCAATACAAGAAATTGAATTCGACGAACCAACTGCCGGAACTATGATGGAACCAACAGTTGAACAAGACGACGAACTAAACAGTATCCGTAGACTATCAGGCATATAAAATAATTTCAAGAATTCAGCAGATATCACTTGACTTCTGCTAAATACCAGTGTATAGTAGTAACTGTGCTATACACTTTAAGGCACTAGTAGCAATAACGCTACTGCACATAGGCAACATTATAGGAGGCATTAACTATGGCATCATTAGCAGAAATCCGAGCAAAGCTCAAAGAGCAAGAATCACGCACAGGTGGTAACAACACACAAAGCGGCGGTGATAACGCAATTTACCCATTTTGGAATATTAAAGAAGGCGAATCGGCAACGATGCGTTTCCTTCCAGATGGCGATACTGAAAACACTTTCTTCTGGAAAGAGCGTTTAATTATCAAACTTCCATTCGCAGGCATTAAAGGTGAAACTGATTCACGCCCTGTACAAGTACAAGTTCCATGTATGGAAATGTATGGCGAATCATGCGGCATTCTACAAGAAGTACGCGGCTGGTTTAAAGACGCATCATTGGAAGATATGGGTCGTAAGTACTGGAAAAAGCGTTCATACATTTTCCAAGGTTTTGTAACAGAGAATCCGTTGCAAGAAGAAAAGCCAGAGAATCCGATTCGTCGATTCATTATTGGTCCTCAAGTGTTTCAGATTATTAAAGCAGCATTGATGGATCCAGATATGGAAGAATTACCAACAGACTTTACTGCTGGTGTTGACTTCCGTCTTAACAAAACATCTAAAGGTGGTTATGCAGACTACGGCACAAGTAATTGGGCACGTCGCGAGCGTCCGCTGAGTGATGCAGAAATGTTAGCAGTTCAGACTCATGGATTGTATAACATGAATGACTTCCTTCCTAAGAAGCCAGATGAAGTCGCTATTAAAGTGATGAAAGAAATGTTTGAAGCATCAGTAGATGGTGAAGCATATGATGCAGATCGTTGGAGCCAATACTTCCGTCCAAGCGGTATGCAAGCTCGTACAGGCGATCCGATGAAAGCCGCAAGTGCAGGTGCAACTGCAACTAGCCAAAGTGCTCCAGTAGCACAAGCAGCACCTGCTCCAGTAGCTAACAACATTCCTTTCCAAAGCAATGAAGAAGTAGCACAAGCAGCACCTGCTCCAGTAGCAGAAGCAGCACCAGCAGCGACAGGCGGCGCAAGCGACATTCTTGCAATGATCCGCTCACGTCAACAACAACAGTAATAGAGAAAGCTAAAAGGGTTGCTTTGCTAAAGAGCAACCCTTTATAGTTGCTCTATGTTTCGGCTTATTAGGAGAAAACATGGCTAAATCATTTGATGTTAGTAAGTTCCGCAAGGACTTGACTAAAAGTATCTCAGGCGTGAGTGCTGGATTTAACGATCCTACTGATTGGATTTCAACAGGATCATACGCACTAAACTTTCTTATCTCAGGAGACTTTCACAAAGGTGTTCCACTAGGTAAGGTTACTGTGTTTGCAGGTGAATCAGGAGCAGGTAAGAGTTATTTCTGTTCAGGTAACATTGTAAAAGACGCACAGGATCAAGGTATCTTTGTAGTACTAATTGACTCAGAGAATGCACTTGACGAAAGCTGGTTGCATGCACTAGGTGTGCAGACAGGCGAAGACAAATTGCTTAAACTTAATATGGCAATGATTGATGATGTAGCAAAAACTATATCAACTTTCATGATCGACTATAAAGCAATGAACGAAGAAGATCGTCCTAAAGTATTGTTTGTAATTGACAGCTTGGGTATGTTGCTAACACCTACTGATGTTGATCAGTTCCAAAAGGGTGATATGAAGGGTGATATGGGTCGTAAGCCTAAAGCACTAACTTCATTAGTTCGTAACACTGTAAACATGATTGGTAGCTACAATGTAGGCTTAGTTTGTACTAACCACACATATGCTTCACAAGATATGTTTGACCCAGATGACAAGATCTCGGGCGGTAGTGGCTTTATCTATGCATCAAGTATTGTTGTTGCAATGAAGAAGATGAAGTTAAAAGAAGATGAAGACGGCAATAAGATTACAGAAGTTATGGGTATCCGTGCTGGCTGTAAAGTAATGAAAACACGCTATTCAAAACCTTTCGAAGGTGTACAGGTTAAGATTCCTTATGAAACTGGTATGAATCCGTATAGTGGTCTAGTTGAATTGTTTGAGAAGAAAGGCTTGCTAGTTAAGCAAGGCAATCGTCTCAAGTATATTGACTTAGCAGGAGTCGAGCATCTTGATTATCGTAAGCAATGGAATGGTCCTAAGTTAGATATGATTATGTCAGAGTATAATGAAAAAACAGCAGTAGTGGTAAATACCGGTGATGTTGTTGAAAGCGATACAACTGATTTAATTGAAGAAACTTACGAGGAATAATTCATGGATGAAAGTCAAATTGTAGAAGTATGGACTTTATTTAAAGAGTACGTCGATAAGAAGAATCAAGAAATTGCAGCCGAGCGATTTATTGAT